CGATCAGTTCGACCCACCATATCATAACGATGATATCATCAAAGACTTTTTGACCAAGTGTCGAACTCATAAGGTTGGAAACTTCCTTCTCATTCGAAATGATTCGTTCAATCTCAAAGACGAACAAAGAAAAATGATTGAGAAGGTCAACACCTATTTCTATGATGGTGGTCATACAAAGGACGATCACGAAAAGGCATTAACATACTATATTGATAACTTGGCTGACACTTTTATCTTTATTGTTGATGATTGGGCTCACGATGAGGCAAGAGAAGGCACAATGAGTGCAATCAAGAAACTAAATCTAACTGTCCATAAAGAATGGGATTTGGGTCATCAGCAATTTGAAAATAAACCAAATGAGTTGTCATGGCATAATCGTCTTTACATCGGAGTGATGAGCAAATGAGAGAGTTTAGAAGTAGGATTTTTGGTGAGCATGATCCATATAAAGATCTTAATCCGATGCCTGCGGATTTTCAGGGTTGGGCGAGCGATCGACCAGTCTTTAGAGAAGTCTTAACTGAACTCAAGCCAAAGTTTATTGTAGAGGTTGGAACATGGAAGGGATCATCTGCATTTCATATGGCAGATATTCTTCTTGAAATAGGTCATCGCGATTTCGAAATTGTTTGTGTCGACACCTGGCTCGGCTCCGTTGAGCACTGGACTCAGTTATATGGTCCAATTCATCCTATTTTAAAGAATGGTCGACCGCAATTGTACGAGCAATTTTTATCAAATGTAATGCATAAAGGGTATCAAGATTGGATTACACCATTCCCAATCGACTCTCATAATGCTGCATACACAATGTTACAGATGAACTTTCATCCAGACGTAATCTATGTTGATGCTGGTCATGAATACTATTCAGTGAAACATGATTTATTTCTTTATGGTGAAGTTCTTCGTCAAGGCGGTCGTTTGATTGGTGATGATTTCTTCCACATGCCAGTTAAGCAAGCAGCATTTGATACATTCGGTATTGAGCGTGTTATTCCTTACGGTGAGGATAAATTTGTATGGATCAAGTAAGAAACCCCTGCATCGCTTCTATCTTTATGAACAATGTTCAGCCAAAAATGGTTGAACTCCAGAAGCAAGTTGTCGCAAAATTTAATAAATCTAACATTCCTCACTATCAAGTTTTAACTGAAGTGAATCCTGGATTTACCATGGATAAACTTGTTGATATGCTTGAGAAGCGTGGGCATGATGCAATCATGTTCTTGGATATTGATGCATTGCCTCTAACTAACAATGCGTTAGATTATTTCTTCGAGCAAGTCTATGCAGGTAAGGTTATTGGTTCTGCACAACGCAGCAATCATATTCAAAACAATCAGCATGTATTTGCGGCACCACACAATGTGACATTTACAGTTGAACTTTACCGTAAACTTGGCAATCCTTCGTTCTCACCAAATTATCGTGGTGACGTTGCAGAAGAATTGACTTTTAAGGCAGAAGAGAGTAATATTCCTGTAGAGATTCTAATGCCATTACGTTATGATGCCCCACCAATTCGTATGGATTGGGAACCAAAAGATGCACCACCGTATTGGGATCTTGCTGACGGCATGCCGAAGTATGGTATTGGTACGACATTTGGTACAGAAGGAAATGAAATGTTCTGGCATATGTATCAAAGTTTTCATCCAGGACAAAGTGAACGTTTTATCAAGAAATGTGAGGAATTGTTAAATGGCTAATCGTAGTGACTTTTTTAACGCTAAACTTCCACGACAATACAAGAGACTTCTTGCAATGTCTGAAGCATATGGTTGGATTAACGATTCACATGAGCGTGGTGATTTTAAACGATCGATGATTGCTGCTCATGCAAACCATGTGGCTTCGAAGATCAAGCGTCAGTCTATGGATAATGCTAACAGCAGTGAAGAATAATGCATTCTTTATCAGAACTTCGTGACTTGCTAGTATCTAAACAGATACAGATACTAGATTATAATGGTTGGCAACTTAGAGTCGGTGATGACACGTGGGTTATGATACACGATGTTCTTTATTTAAATGGTGAAAAACAAAATCATAAGCAAAAAGGTTTATTTGACAAATACAAGAAGGTGAACACAAATGACAATCAAAGCACTCAAACTCGTAACTGGCGAGGAATTAGTAGTAGAAATTACAGAGGAAACGGAAACATCAGTGACGTTTAAGAATCCTGTCGCTGTAGTCTTGCAGCGTCGACAGGATGGTCCTGCTCTTGGTTTCATGCCATGGATGCAAGCAAGCAATGGTCCGTTTAAGATGGCATTTGAGAATGTCATTACTATTGCTGATGTTGCGGATGAAGTGAAAAACGGTTATAATCAAATCTTCGGTGCAGGAATTGTGGTTCCACCAAAAGATCTGATTGTGGGGTAATGTTTGAGCGATTTCTATACTAATATCTGCGTCTCGGGAAAGTTTATTCTTTTCCGAGGCGTAGAGAATGATAAGCGTGTTCGTCGAAAGATAGAGTATAATCCAACCTTCTATCTCCAGAGCCAAGAACAATCTGAGTTCACCACACTGGCTGGTGAATATGTCAAGCCAATCCAGCCAGGAACAATTTCTGATTGTCGTGAATTTCTTGAGAGGTACGAAAGTGTCGATAATTTCCCTATTTTTGGTAATAATCGTTATGAGTATGCTTTTATTGCCGATCATTATCCTGATGATATTCTTTGGGATATTAACAAAGTTACTATCGCTTATCTCGACATCGAAGTTGGATCCGAAAATGGATTCCCTGAGCCAAGAGATGCCAACGAATCAATCACCGCCATCACTATTAAACTCAAGGGTAATTATTTTGTGTTTGGTTGTGGCGATTATATCAAGCATCGTGACGACGTGCACTACGCAAAGTGTCGAGATGAACACGACCTCATACGAAGATTTATCGACTTCTGGACAAGATTCCACCCTGATGTTATAAGTGGTTGGAATATCAAGACATTCGATATTCCGTATCTTGTAAATCGTATCACTAAACTTCTTGGCGAAGATGAAGCCAAGAAACTCTCGCCGTGGAATCGATTATCACTGCGCGAAGCAATGATTATGAATCGCGAGCATCAAGTCTATGAGATGCTCGGGATTGCTACACTTGACTACATTGAACTGTATCGCAAGTTTACTTATTCGCAGCAAGAATCGTATCGCCTTGATAACATTGCTCACGTTGAGTTGGGTGAAAAGAAATTAGATTACTCTGAGTTCGAAACTCTACACCAACTTTATAAACAAGACTACCAAAAGTTCATTGAGTATAACATCAAGGACGTAGAACTTGTTGAGAAACTCGAAGACAAGATGAAGTTGATTGAATTGGCGTTGACTCTTGCATATGATAACAAGGTCAACTACGACGATGTCTTCACTCAAGTGCGCATGTGGGATGCGATTGTTTACAATTATCTACTCAAGAAGAAGATTGTAATCCCTCAGATGAAGCGTGGATCAAAGAATTCACAATACGAAGGCGCGTATGTAAAAGATCCCATTTGCGGTATGCACGAATGGGTTGCGTCGTTTGACTTGAACAGTCTATATCCGCACTTGATCATGCAGTATAACATCTCCATGGAAACTCTTGTCGATCCGAAGAAGTACAATGATAACATGCGTGGATTTATTAGCAATAATAATATCAACGTTGAAGCACTGTTGGCTCAACAAATTGAAACTAGTGTTCTAAAAGATCTTGACGTAACCATGACTCCAAATGGTCAATTGTTCAGCATCAAGAAACAGGGTGTGATGCCTGAGATTATGGATAACATGTACAAGGACCGCACACGATATAAGAAGTTGGCACTGGAAGCCAAAAAGAAAATCGAAACTGTTCTTGACGATAAAAACCAGGTTCAGTATCTTGAGAAGCAAGTCGCGCGATATAATAACCTACAGTTGGCTAAAAAGGTTACACTAAACTCCGCTTACGGTGCGCTGGGTAATCAATACTTCCGCTTCTTCGATATTCGTATCGCTGAAGGAATCACGACAGCAGGTCAGTTGTCTATTCGTTGGATTGAAAACAAAATCAACGAGTACATGAACAAATTGCTCAAAACTGACGGTGAAGATTATGTCATCGCGTCTGATACTGATTCAATTTATCTGAACATGGGTCCACTGATCAAGAAACTTTATCCTGATACTTCTGACACCAAGAAAGTGATCAAGTTCATGAATAAGGTTTGCGATGATAAGATTCAGCCATTCATTGATGATTCATACGAAGAACTCAAGCAATATGTAAATGCATTCCAGCAGCGCATGGAGATGAAGCGTGAGTCTTTGGCTGACAAAGCAATCTGGACTGCGAAGAAACGATATATCCTCAACGTGCATGATAGCGAAGGTGTGGCATACGCCAAACCTAAACTCAAGATTATGGGTCTTGAGGCAGTCAAGTCTTCAACGCCATCTGCTTGTCGTACGAAGATTAAGGAAGCAATCACGATTATCATGACGCAGACTCAAGATGATCTTCATAAGTTTATCGAAACGTTTCGTGAAGACTTCAAGAAGTTGCCGATTGAAGATATTGCATTCCCGAGATCTGTGAATGGTCTTAGTGAGTATGCTGATGCCGCAAATATCTTCAAGAAGGGAACGCCGATTCATGTGAAGGGTGCGCTGGTTTACAATCACTTCCTGCGCACTCTGAAACTGAACAAGCGTTACCAAGAGATTCAGGAAGGCGAGAAGATCAAGTTCATCTATCTCAAACAACCAAATATCTTCAATAACAATACTCTTGCATTTATCTCTGGTTTGCCAAAGCAGTTGGGTGCAGATCAATACATAGATTATGATTTACAGTTTGAGAAATCATTCCTTGAACCACTGGATATTATCTTGTCCTCTATTGATTGGAGAACAGAAAAAGTAAACTCTATTGATGAATTCTTCTCATGATAAGCGTTATAATGCCAACTCTTTGGAGAGGCGAACACTATAAAAAGATGTTGTCAATATTTAATGATCACCCACTAATTGGTGAAATCATTATTATTGACAATAATCCAGCAAATGCAGATCGATCTATCTTTGAACTCATTAAGATTCGTCATTATGCGCAGGTGCAAAACATTTATGTGAATCCTGCGTGGAATCTCGGCGTTGCACTTTCTGAGTTTGATCAGATTTGTTTGTATAGTGATGATGTATTATTTGACCCAAAATGTATTGAAGAAGCTGCTAAAGTTTGCACCCCTCGCGGCGGCATTGCTGGGTTTGCTATTGAAACTATCTCAGAATCTCATCAGGAATTAGATTTTCTTGCTCCTTGGGAAGAAATGAAGATAACAGCAAGCAATTCGATGCATTATAGATTCGGTATCTGCATGTTTATGCATAAACAAAGTTACTATAAGATACCTGAACAACTAAAGATTTATTATGGAGACGCATATTTGTTCGATCAAAATGTGATCGATGGTAAGACGAATTTTAAGATTGAAGGGTGTCCTGTTATCACTAAAATGAGAACGACATCTAAATCAAAAGAATTATTGGAAATTATTGAAAGTGATAAAAGAGAATATGCAAAAATTAATCCATCTGAGGGACTAATATTAAATATGATGGATGAATTGGAGAAGCAGCAATGATTTCTGTTATTGTTCCAACAATGTGGAAAGCACCACATTTCGTACAATTTCTCCCTATGTTACAGGAGAACAAGCATATCGGAGAGGTTATCCTTATCGATAATGATACTTCGAAGACCAACAGTGATATATACAAGTATTCGAAACTTGTTTATTTGCCACAAAAAGAGAACATTTATGTAAACCCTGCTTGGAATCTTGGGGTTGAGGTTTCGAAGTTTGATAAGTTATGTATTTTGAACGATGATGTGATTTTCAATCTAGACTGTCTTGATGTTCTATGTGATCTTATAACTCCAGAGCGTGGGCTGATGGGGTTCTCAGAACAAAGTTATTGTGGATTTGCACCTGAACTATTTGAGACTCTAAAGGGTACAGGAATGGGTGCGGATGTGTATTTGCAGGAATGCAACATATACGAAAACCAACGAACTTCTGGGATGCCACACACATACTACGGATGTGCGATGTTTGTACATAAGAGTAGATTTTTTAAGATTCCAGAAGAGTTTAAGATATATTTTGGCGACCTTTTTGTTTATCTCTTAAACTCATTTACAGTGAATCGCGGAGAAGAAATCGCTCCAAGTGTGAAGTTAGTTTCAACTGCATCAAATGCCGTTAAGAACTATACAATTGAAGATGGGCTAGTATTTACGAAAATGTCTTCAACTGTAAAGTCATTTGATAAACAAATAGAAAAAGAAAAATCTATATTTTACGAAGTGTTCGAACGTCACGGAATTCATAGGGTAAAAGATAAATGATGGCATTACTCGCGCTAATTGCAGGACTACTGTTGTCGGGTACGGCAGCATTTTACTCAATTATTGGGTTGCTTGCGATTTTTCCTGGCGCGATTGTTCCAATTACGCTTATGGGTGGTTCCCTAGAGTTTGCAAAACTTGTCGCTGCTTCATGGCTGTATCGCCATTGGTCGATCGCACCAAAGATAATTAAAGGTTATTTCGTATTTGCGATTATTGTTCTAATGTTTATCACTTCGTTGGGAACATTTGGTTATCTCTCGAAAGTTCATCTGGAGTCTTCAATTGGTGTGGCTGACAATTCTCTTGAGATTGCAAAGATTGAACAGCAAATTACTAGTCAACAAAGACAAATTGAGAACGCGCAGAGATCTCTGGACTCTCTGGACTCAGTTGTTGAGAAATCGTTCTTTGACGGAGCCAAGATTCGTACTCAGCAGAAAGCCGAAAGAACAGCATTGAATAATACAATTGAAAATTCAGATGCTAAAATTGATGAACTTAACACTCAACTCGTTCCACTCCGCCGCTCTAACATCGAGTCTGAAGCAAAGATTGGTCCATTAAAGTATATTGCTGAATTGATTTATGGCAAAGATAACGCAAAAGACTATTTCGATAGTGCAGTACGATTTGTAATCATTCTTATTGTTTTGGTATTTGACCCATTGGCTGTTCTTTTGTTGATTGCAGCAAACATTAGTTACAATCAAATGAAGGAAGAATCAGAAGAAGAACCAGAAAAACCAAAAGATACTAAACCAAAGAAACCAAATTACGTTGTAGAGAAAGTTGATACTGTTCGTTCTAAAGGCAAGAAAAAGAAAAAAGTTGCCCCAAATAATCAAGTGGAGTATAATAGTGGTATAGGTAAGAGCATCTACAACTTTATGATGCGCGATGATTTTGGCATTTCTCATACTGATAAGGTGGAAAAAAATGAGTCTACTCGAAAAACTAAAGAAAAATAGCACGATCAAAGACACGGCAATTCTTTCCAAGTCCAAGTTCTTTGCTGCTAAAGATATGATTCAAACCAGCATTCCTGTAGTGAATGTTGCTTTCTCTGGAGATCTTGATGGTGGGTTCACCCCTGGACTCACGATGTGGGCTGGTCCGTCAAAACACTTCAAGACTGCATTCAGTCTCTTGATGGCAAAGGCATATCAGGTAAAGTATCCTGATTCTGTTGTTCTGTTCTATGACTCAGAGTTTGGTACTCCACAAAATTACTTCACTTCGTTTGGTATTGATATGGAGCGTGTTGTTCACACTCCAATCACCGACGTTGAACAATTGAAGTTTGATATTATGCAACAGTTGAGCAACATCGAGCGCGGCGAACGTGTGATGATTGTGATTGACTCGATTGGTAATCTGGCTTCGAAGAAAGAAGTCGAAGACGCAATGGATGGCAAGTCTGTCGCTGACATGAGTCGCGCAAAGCAAATCAAATCCCTGTTCCGTATGGTGACACCACACCTTACGCTGAAAGACATTCCGATGGTGGTTGTGAATCACACCTATAAGGAAATTGGTCTATATCCCAAGGATATTGTCGGCGGCGGCACAGGTTCTTATTACTCTGCTGATAACATCTACATTCTCGGTCGTCAGCAGGAAAAAGATGGCACTGATTTGATTGGTTATAATTTTATTATCAACGTAGAGAAGTCTCGTTATGTTAGAGAAAAGGCGCGTATCCCTGTCACTGTTCGCTTCGATGGTGGTATTTCTCGTTACAGTGGTCTTTTGGACATGGCACTTGAGTCTGGTCATGTTACGAAACCAAATGTAGGCTGGTATGCCAAGGTCAATACTGCCACTGGTGAAGTTGAGGGAAAGAAGTGGCGCATTGCCGATACTGAATGTGCAGATTTCTGGGATAGCATTCTTGGCGATGAAGGTTTCAAAGAATGGATTCGTAAAAATTATCAATTCAGTTCAGCAGTTGCAGGCAATCTTTCGACTGAAGTAGATGAGGATGAAGATGCTTGATCAACTAATCGCTAAACTTGAATTTTGGTATGTCAAGAAATTCTTCAAAGTTGATAAACAGTACACCTTCTTCGTGGACCTCAATGGTCCACCTGGAAGTTTTGCTATTAAACTTTTGGGCAAATATGATGGTGTGATTGTAGAGTTTACTGATGTGAAAGTTGGCGATGATGGTTTGATGACGTTTGATTATGATGTTATCTCGAATGTAAACAATGCAAATACCAAGAGCAAATCGTTTCAGCGATTTACTTCTAACGTGATGCGTAGTATACTTCTAGGTGCGATTGAAAATACAATGAAGGAAGGCAATGAAAACAGAAACACTGATCTTGTCGAATCTGATGAGGAACGAGCCTTTCATGAGGAAGACTCTGCCCTTTCTGAAGAAAGAATACCTGACAGAAAGCCACGAAAGAAAGGTATTCGAGGAAATAAAGGAATTCGTTCTAAAGTATAATAGTCTGCCGCCAACGGCAGCACTGGAGATTTCTTTAAAAGAATCTACCAAACTCACTGAAGTTGAGTTAAATAAGTCACTCGAACTACTCAAGGAAGTTTCGAATGACAAATCAGAACAAAAACTCGAATGGCTTCTTGATACTACAGAAAAATTTTGCCAAGAAAAAGCAATCTATAATGCTATCATGGACAGCATTCAGATCCTTGATGGCAAAGATCAGGCGAGGGGCAAAGGAAGCATTCCTACTCTTTTGTCTGATGCTTTGGGGGTTAGTTTCGATCCTCATATTGGTCACGACTTTTTGGATAATTACGCTGATCGGTATGATTTCTATCATCGTATCGAGAAAAGAATCCCCTTCGATCTTGAGTATTTCAACAAGATCACTAAAGGAGGATTGCCGCAAAAGACCCTTAACATTGCTCTTGCAGGTACTGGCGTCGGCAAGTCTCTTTTCATGTGCCATGTGGCTGCTAGTTGCTTGGTTCAAAACTACAATGTTCTTTACATTACTCTAGAAATGGCTGAAGAGAAGATCGCCGAACGCATTGACGCGAATCTTCTCAACGTCTCTCTTGATGATCTCATGAACATGCCGAAAGACATGTATGAGAAGCGCATGGGTAAACTAAAAGAAAAGGTTAAAGGCAAGTTGATTATCAAGGAATATCCAACTGCGTCTGCGAATCCTGCTCACTTTCGCGCATTGATTAACGATCTTGCACTGAAGAAGAACTTTCGTCCAGATATAATTTTCATTGACTATCTAAATATTTGTGCGTCGGCTAGAATCAAGGCAGGTGCGAATGTCAACTCGTATACCTATATCAAAGCGATCGCTGAGGAACTTCGTGGACTCGCGGTTGAGAACAACGTACCTATTGTTTCAGCTACTCAGACAACTCGCTCAGGA